AAGATCAGCGACCACGACCTTGCGGCCCTGCGCCGCTCACTGCGCTTCTTCGGGGCCGTGGAGCCGATCGTCTGCAATCGGCGCTCAGGGCGTATCGTCGGCGGCCATCAACGGGTGAAGGCTGCGCTCGCCGAGGGGATCGCCGCGCTCCCGGTCACCTGGGTAGACCTCGACGATCCTTCCGAGAAGCAGCTGAATCTCGCGCTGAACCGGGTTTCCGGTCAGTGGGACGACGAGGCGCTCCGCGATCTCGTCCAGGAGCTCGAGGCCGAAGGGGCCGATCTGGCGCTCACCGGCTTCGAAGACGCCGAGCTCGCGCGGCTCCTGCAGGCCCTGACCGATGGCGCGACCGATGACGATCACGTGCCGTCCGATGTCGAGAGGCGTTGCGAGGCCGGCGATCTCTGGCGGCTCGGCGATCACCGGCTGCTCTGTGGCGATGCGACGAACGCCGAGGATGTGGCGCGGGTGCTCGATGGCGCGAAGCCGATGCTCTGCGTGACGGATCCTCCGTATGGCGTGAACTACGATCCGGCGTGGCGCAACGATGCGGCGGCGAAGGGCCAACTGAGCTACGCGGCTCGCCGTGTAGGAGCTGTCAAAAACGATGACCGCGCCGATTGGCGTGAGGCGTGGGCGCTGTTCACGGGCGACGTTATTTACGCGTGGTGTGCGGGCGGGAACCTCTCAATCGTCGCTGGGTCTGCGCTGATCGAGAGCGGCTTCGAGATACGGACGCAGATCATCTGGCGGAAACCAGTGTTTGTCATCTCGCGCGGTCACTACCACGGGCAGCACGAGCCATGCTGGTATGCGGTCAAGAAGGGCGGGAAATCTCATTGGATCGGCGACCACAGCGCCTCGACCGTTTGGGATGTTGGGCGCGATGAAACCGTCGAGGGCGGGCACTCGACCCAGAAGCCCGTCGAGCTGTTTACCCGCGCGATCGGCAACCACCAGGGCGACGTCTACGAGCCCTTCTGCGGTTCTGGCACGGGCCTGATCGCCTGCGAGAAGCTCGGCCGCAAGTGCCACGCGCTCGAGATCTCCCCGGAATACTGCGACGTGATCCTGCAGCGCTGGGAGCAGTTCACGCAGCGCAAGGCGGAACGCGCATGATGCGATGGATCGTCTATCACCTGCCCGATCTCGCTTCCGCGTTCGTCGCCGCCGCGATGGGATGCCCGGTGGTGCTCGGGGGCAGGACGAAGGTGCGACGTGGGGAAAGGTGAAAACATGAAAAGCGCTGGCCGCAAGCCGAAACCCTCAAACGTCCACAAGCTGCACGGCAATCCCGGCAGGCGAAAGCGGAACCAGCGCGAGCCGAAGCCCGAGGTTGTCGTGCCCGACCCGCCCGCGCATCTCGAGGGCGACGCGCTGGAAGAGTGGGACCGTGTGGTGCCCGAACTTCGGGCGCTGGGTCTGATCTCCGCGATCGATAGAAACTCGCTCGCGGCTTATTGCCAGGCGTATGCGCGCTGGGTCGAGGCCGAGGCGAAGCTCAAGCAATATGGCCAGATCGTGAAGTCCCCAGCAGGCTATCCAATGCAGTCGCCGTATCTCGGCATCGCCAACACCGCCCTGAAGTTCATGCGGGACTTTGCAACCGAGTTCGGGATGACGCCCAGTTCTCGATCGCGCGTGAGCACAGCAGGGAAACCACCGCAGAGCAATCTAATGAGATTTCTTGAAAATGGCTGATCCCGAGAAAGGCGCATAGAACGCGACCGCCAAAAGGGAACGACATTGGCAGCGAAGAAATATGCAGCGCCCCGCAGGCACCCCGCACACCGCTACGCGCTCGCCGTTTGCGGCGGCAAGATTGTTGCGGGGAAACTCGTTCGCCAAGCTTGCGCGAAGTACCTCGACGAGATCAAGGCCGCGGAGTCGGTGGGGCTGCGGGGCCTCTCTTTCGATGCGAAAGCGGCGCAGCGCGCGATCGACTTTTTCGAGTTTCTCCACCACTCGAAGGGCGAGTGGGCTGGGCAGGTATTCGAACTCGAGCCGTGGCAGCAATTCATTCTCTGGAATCTATTCGGATGGAAGCGCGCAGACGGCACGCGGCGCTACCGCACGGCCCATATCGAGATCGCGCGGAAGAACGGCAAGACCCAGCTCGGCGCCGGGGTTGGCCTCTACATGCTCGCGGCTGATGGCGAGGGCGGCGCGGAAATCTACGCAGCCGCTACGAAGCGCGATCAGGCGAAAATCCTCTGGGATGAAGCGAAGCGCATGGTTCAGAAATCCGAGGAACTTTCTGACCTGATCGCGGTCTACAGGAGTACATCGAATCTCTCTATTGACTCCACCGCCTCGAAGTTCGAGCCGCTGGGCGCAGACGCCGACACGCTCGACGGGCTTAACGTCCACAGTGCGTTGATCGACGAACTGCACGCGCACAAGTCATCCGAACTCTATGAGGTGCTCGAAACCTCCCAGGGCGCTCGGCGCCAGCCGCTCCTGTTCTCGATCACGACGGCGGGTAGCGATGAGACCTCGTTCTGTTACGCGCAGCGTGACTACGCGGAGAAGATTCTTTCGGGTGTCATCGAAGACGATACGTTCTTTGCCTACATCGCAACGCTCGATGAAGACGACGCGTGGGACGACCCCGCGGTCTGGAGCAAGGCCAATCCCAACCTCAACGTCTCGGTCAAGAAGACCACCATCGAAGAGGCGGTCGCCGCCGCGAAGTCGTCGCCCCTCAAGCAAAACGCCGTCCGCCGCTACCGGCTAAACCAGTGGACGCGCGCTGAAACGCGGTTCATCGACCTGGCGCGGTGGGATGCGGGAGCGGGCGAACTCATGCCCGCGGAGATCGAGATTCGCACCCAGGGCCGCATCGGGTACGGCGGTCTCGATCTCTCAGCCACTACGGACATCTCCGCGTTCGTCGCGGTGTTCCCTCCCGTTGGTGATGACGAGCTGCTCGATGTCGTGTGTCGCTTCTGGATCCCCGGCGAAGACCTCGCCGAGCGAGAGCGCAAGGGGCGCGTTCCGTACCAGCGATGGGTCGACGAGGGATGGATCACTGCAACCGACGGGGACGTGATCGACTACACGCTGATCCGCGATCAGATCATCGAGTTTGGCGAGAGCAGGCAAGTGCTTCAGATCGCGCATGACCCTTACAACGCGGCGTCTCTCGTGGCCGAACTTTCCGAGGCGGGCCTTGACATGGTGAAGTTTATCCAGGGCCCACTCTCGTTCAACGACCCGACGAAGCAGTTCGAAAAGCTAGTCCTGTCAAAGAAGCTGCGGCACGGGATGAACCCAGTGCTTCGCTGGATGGTCGACAACGCAACTGTAACGACCGATGCACGCGGGAACATCATGCCGAAGAAACCCGGACACAAGATGAGCCACAAGAAGATCGACGGCGTGGTCTCTCTCATTATGGCGCTCGACCGCGCTTTGCGAAACGAGGGCGTGGTTGACACGGGCTCGATCTACGAAGAAAGGGGCGTTTTGGTCTTATGAGAATTGTTCCCCAGTGGTTGCAGCGAAAAGAGAACCGCGCATCTTTGGCAAACCCAGATGAGTTTTTGGCGCGCGTCTTTGGCGGCGCTGACTCGAACTCCGGGGTGTCTGTCACGCCAGACACGGCGCTTTCGAACACGGCGGTCCTGGCGGCGGTGGAGCGAATGTCTCGCGCCGTCGCGTCGCTGCCGTTGATGATTTATCGACGCCTCCCCAATGGCGGTCGCGAGCGGGACACGAGCCACCGGCTTTGGCCGATCCTGCACGACGCACCCAACGACGAACACACCGCGCTCGAGTTCCGGCAGTTTCAGATGGCGAATCTGCTGCTGCGTGGAAACTCGTTTTCTTATGTCGAGCGCACAAACGGGGGGGAAGCCAAAGCGTTGTGGCCGCTGCGCTCCGATCAGATTTCTGTAGAGCGCAGCAAGGGAAACGTCATTTACACGTGGACGCCTTCGACCGGGAGGGGTCGTCCATTTATGGGTTACAAGATTCACCATCTCCGTGGCTTGAGCCGGAACGGCCTGACAGGGCTTTCCCCGATTTCGCTTGCTCGTGAGTCGGTCGGGCTTGGCCTGGCCGCCGAGGAGTTTGGGGCGCGGTTCTTCTCGGGCGGCGCCAATGCGGGCAGCGTCTTGAAACACCCGAAGACCCTCAGCGATGGCGCCTCGAAGCGGCTCAAGGCATCGTTCGATCAAGCGGCCTCGGGTCTTTCGATGTCGCACAAGTCGATTCTGCTCGAAGAGGGGCTCGACTGGCAGAAGATGAGCGTCGATCCGCGCGACGCGCAATTCATTGAACTTCGGAAGTTCCAGACCCGCGACGCGGCTCGCCTTTTCAATATTCAACCCCACCTGATCGGCGACCTCGAGAACGCGACTTTTACGAACATCGAAAGCCAGGGAATCGAGTTCGTGGTCTACACGCTCGCCTACTGGCTCAAGATGTTCGAGCAGTCGATTCATCGCGACCTGTTTACCGATGCCGACCGCCAGACACACTTCGTCGAGTTCCTGGTCGACGGTCTGCTCCGTGGCGACGTCGCGGCCCGCGGGGAGTTCTATAACAAGCTGTTTCAGATGGGCGCTATCAGTCGCAATGAGATCCGCGCCCGCGAAAACCTCAACCCGGTTTCCGGTGGAGACACCTTCTATATCCCGATGAACATGGTGGCGGTGGGCGAGGATGGCACGCCGATCGTTCGCGGTGCCGCGGGTGGAGCCCCCTCGCCGCAGATACGCGCCGGAGACCCGCGGGAGCGCCGGGCTTCAGACGGCACGGACACGCGGCGCGCGTTGCGCGCGGGGTTCGCGGGGCTTTTCGCGTATGAGACCCGGAAGGCGCTTCGCGCAGAACGAAAGCAGGTAATGAAAGAAGCTCGTCGGCAGATTGACCAGCGCAACGAGCAGACGTTCGCCACATGGCTCGACCAGTTCTACGCCAGTCACGAGAAGTTCGTAAACGAACTGGTTTCCCCAGTATATCGAGCGCTCGCTGAAGCGGTCGAGCCCATTGTTTCGATGGAGGCCGGCATCGACTCGACTCGCGGCGAGGAGTTCGACGAGTTCGTGGCCGGGCTATCGACCGCGCACGCCGCGCGGCACGCGCGCTCGTCTCGCGGGCAGCTCCGAAAAGCGATGGAAGAGAACCCTGAAGATCCGGTCTCGGCGCTCGATGAGCGGTTCGATCGCTGGGAAGAGACGCGGGCCGATCGCGTTGGCCGGAGGTCGGCGGTTCAGGGCGGCGAATCCATCGCGCGGTTCGCGTTTGCCGCAGCTGGTCTGGGCATGGTATGGCGGGCCTTTGGGGACAATTGCCCGCTGTGCTCTGAACTCGATGGCCGCCAAGTGAGCGGCTCGACGCCATTTCTACTCGATGGCGAAACCCTGCACGCGGAGGGCACGGCGCCGCTTCGCACGTCGTCGCCAATCTTGCATCCACCCCTACACGATGGGTGCGATTGCGGGTTGTCGCCGATATAGGAGAAGATCAAGATGCGAACCAACGAACGAGAAGAGCGCTCGCTGCGCTCGGATATGGCAGAGCTTCGCGCTGCCGGTGATG